TGGTTTTGGATCAACTGGTTCTTCAACTGGTTCTTCAACTGGTAGTCCATAAACAAACCCATCTTTTAGTGCCTGTTTAAGTGTTTCCTGTGTGTTTACAGTTCGGGAGATGATATTATGTTCATCATCAAATTTAGATAATGTTGTTAAGAATGCCATGGTATTTTCCTTTGGTTTTGGTTAAATAAAAAAGGAATGAGTGATACAATTACCACTCATTCCCAAGATTGGTTAGACTGCTAAAACAGCACTAGTGATACGAGTACCCCATTGTTGCCACAACATTGTGTCACCAAAGTATGTATCGAAACGAGAAGGATATACATCATTGATGATATCAAACCCAGTAACCATACGAGCACTAACTCCATCGAGCATATATTTTCCAGCTTCATCTTCGCCTTTAGGCAAACGAGGATCACAGAAAGCGACAGTAGCGAAATCAGGAGCAAAAGCAAATGATTGACTATAAGCACTAGAGCTTTGACCGTAGAAGTGAATATCTGCACCGGTTGCTGGTAATGCACTAACATTTTTGAATCCACCAGTACCTGCATAGATTGGTTCACCTAAAGTAAGAGTAACCGCACCTGCAACTGCGGTAGCGTCTTCGGCTACAACAAATGTTTTCAAGCGAGGATATGCAACTTTAGTCTGATAGTTTACATCATACACACCTTCAATCTGGAAGATTTCACCAGCTTTGAAAGTTCCTACGGCAGTAGCACCAGTGATAGATAATACAGATGCACCTTCAACTGGAAGCACTGCTTCAATTGTATTAGCAGCTGATCCACGAATAGCATTCGTACCAGTTTCATAATCAGGGATCAAATTAGACTCGAACCATTTGAAACCAAGTGCGTTACCCATAGAAGAATTATCATATTCAGATTCAATGTCTTTCCCACGGAAAAGAGTTTCTGTTCCAGATAAGATATCTACTTCGTCTACTGGATTGATGAACATAGTCAAACGACCATCAATAGGAGCTAGACTTTGAGCTAAACGGGCTTTTGCTTGACGAACATTGGTGTGACTCAATGTAGCACTTGAGATAACATTCGAGCATTTGTTGATCGTGTCTGTCATGATTTTGCTTTCTACAGCCGTAGCCAAGTTAGCCATTTCAGAACGAAGAACGCGGTCAGAATATTCCTTAACATCTAATTCTTTTTCAAGACTAGAGAAAGAAACATCAACACCATACTGTTGGTCAATCTTAAGTGTGCGTGTTTGTTCAGCAAAAGATTGTGCAACTAATGTAGCACTATTTTTACGAACGGAAGGGTTAAATGGGACTCTGATATCAATCGATTCTCCAACAGATTCTGGAGCTTTGAAAGTCTTAGAATACTTTTGGTTGATGATACCTGTGAATTTTAAGTTGTTTTTAAGTAAGCGAACTGCTTCTGCGGCAACTTTCTGGGTGTTGGTAAATGTATTGGCCATTATGATTTCTCCTGGTTAAGCCTGTTACAACATTCCCCGTTTTCGATCATCTGCATTTCTGGATTTAATCCAGTCATCCATACTGATCACTTTTGCTCCGCCTGAACCTTTAGGGGTTGTTACTGGTACAGGTGCTCTACTAACAGGTCTAACTGATTGTGGAGTAATAGGTGTTTCGAGTTTTGTTTCAAGACGAGTCAGATATCGTAATCTTGATCTATCTGTCATATCAACAACTTTATCCGCTTCACTGGGGTTCTTAGCTAAGTAATACGCTAATCGTGGACCGACATCGGATTCCATGATATCTTGTACTACATCAGGAGTTAGATCAATTTTAGCGTTTCCAACGACTTCGGCATAATCCGTTAACTCGTCTTTAAACTCATTCAATTTCTCATCCCACTGCTTAGTCGCTAATTGCGCCCGTTGATACGCTTGTTGTTGTTGAGATTGCTGTTTTTGTTGTTCATTGAACATCACAGTAGCTTCTCTCTTCGCTAACTCTTGTACCCATTGTCCATCGTCAACAAAATCGTCTCTGTTAATTTCTGGAGCTGGTTGTGTATTTGCTTGTGCTAATTTTGATTCTAGTTCTGCAATCCGAGTCTCCTGTTGGTATTTTTGCCTTGTGACTCTCGCCATTCGGTTCTTAAACCATTCGGGTTCTTCTTGCGGAAGTTCCTCAACTTTTGCACTTGCATCTTCACTTTTTTTAGAATCGTCAACTTTTGTAACATCTGCTACTACGATTGATTCTTCTGTTCCCTGTTGTTGTTCAGCGGTATCTACAGGTTGTTCCGCTTGTTGTCCAGATTGCTCTGTCATAATGAACCTCATTTAAGAGTTTATGTGGTGTATTCCAGTTTTCACTGTATTCTGCCCTATAAGGGGCTTATGTATGATAATGCATCAATTTGATTCACTATCAATACTTACTGGTCCGGGTGTCATTGGAGCGATTTCCAATTGATCTACATTTGAAGCATGAGTTTGCTTTTTTACAACCTCTTTCGCTACATCTAGACCTTTTTCCATCACTTTATGTTCTAATTGTGTTCGTTGCTTTTTATAATCGCTATAAATCTCAGCAGTTGTGCGAAGATTCTCATTATCTTGTTTAGTGTCTTCTACACCCATTTTACTATCCGCTTGAATATGTGCTTTAGTGATCTCAGTATTCTGCCTGATCTCTGCTTCCGCTAAAGTTGTGTTCGCTTTTAGTTCTGCTTCTGCAAGTTTAGCGTCACGATCTGCACTATTATCTTGTATAGCATTTTGCAATTGTTCGATTACACGCATAAGATAAGTTTGTTGATCTTCCATTTCTTTAATAGTTTGTTCTGCTTCTTGTAGAGCTTGGACCGCTTGTGGATCAGGTGCATTCTGTTGACCTGGTTCTGGATCCTTAAGTTCTGGGGGTAATACTTTCTTAAGATCTTTGATGATATCCCTCTTATTAGGAACATCCAAGTTCTCTGCTATTCTAATGGCAATTAATGGAGTTGCACCTGGATTTAATTGAGCGAGTAATTCTAATGATTTAATACTCTCTTGTTTACGACTTTCAATCGTAGGCCCTGTCATAACTGACAACGATAATTCATTTATAGATATATTCAATTGCGATGGAGTTACTTGAATCTTCTGACCGTCAACCGTAACCATCCTAGGAGTATCATATAGACTTTTAATCATGTACAATAATACTCGGCCAACTTGGTTGATTGACTTATGAAGATTATCTGCATAATCTGCCGTGGCAATTTCACCTTGTTTATTACGAGCTAGTATAGCATTTCCTGCTTCTTGTGCAGAAGTCTGTGCTCCCATTTGTGTATCATGTATTGATGTTTCTCGTCCTAAATCGGCAATCTGTCCTTGTTTACTTGCTACGATACCCTGTGTTTGAGCCATCGTATTAGTTCTTTGTGGTGGTGGAACTAGTTTATCACCAAGTGATTCAGGTTTATATACAAGTACATCAACCTTCTCACGATTTGCTACCTTCCATATTTTTTCATAACCTTCAATCTGACCCTCTGTTGCCATCCATGGAGATTTAGGAGAGTCGGATACAAGTTCTGCTTCTGATGAATTGTAATAATTTATGAGCGTTTGTGTATCATGAACTTGATCTACCACCCCACCATATTCAATACCTTGTTCGGTATACATACGAAAACCATATACTGGAATAATTGGGATGTACGGAGTTTGTAATGTCGTTTTACTAACAACAACAGATCCAACTATCTGATAACAATCTACCACACTTGAATCGATTGGGCGAGCACGAACTGCTCCCTCAACTGGTTGTTCTGAATCTACATATCTACCATCTGCTAAGAATTGGCGTGTTATCTTTTGAGATCGTTTGATATAAAACAATAAAGATGGAACCGTGTTCTCTGGTACTGGCCATCCATTATATACATCAATCGATGTAGAATTGACACCTTCACCATACTCTGCCTCTGCCGTTTCTTTTGAAATATATTTTACATATACACCACGAGTTGCATCACGCCCATCAATCTCTTCACTTGCTGAGTTTAAATAGCATGTGAGAGGATCACGAACGGTATCCACACCAATTGTAAGATCCATAGACTCATCATTACGATACTGCGTACCAACATGAATGAAACCACGACCACATGTAACTGCATTTCGAAATGCCGTTTGGTATGATTCACCAGCATCACTTTGTTTCTCGATGTCATCTATCAATGCCTTCATAACCTTAGTTTCGGGAACATCTTCATCATCTTCTATCGTTACAGATACAGGTGAAAGGATATATGGATTAACAATACGATTCACATAAGGCTTAACCATGTTAGATGTGAGTGATGGTCGGTCTCTACGCTTACGCACTTCTGACGGTTCCCATTGCACACCAGATTCAAACATGAGAGATTCCCGTTGTCTAATGTACTCAATACTAAAATTACCTTGCATATCAGATAAGGTTTCCCTTAACTCACTTAAGATAGTTTGATCCTCGGATAATAAATTCTGTTGTTCTTCTTCCATTTTTATAGTCCTAAGTCTGAGTAAAGGTTATGTATCATGTTCTTACTCTTAGTAGTGTTAACCACTGGTTGATAAAAGGTCATTGCAAGTGCGTCACCTAAATCGGGAGATTTAATCCCTTTAGCCCGCATATCTCGTTTAGATTCTAACTGCATTTGTTGTTTATTATTGATTAAATAGTGGATTGTAGTCAACTGATCCCTAAGCTCGGCATCAAATGGCATAGATCCATCTTCTTTAATCCATCTGGCCATAATATTCCATACTTCGGCACGAGCGTTTAGAAACTTGTTTGATTTGGGTTTATTTGCCCCATTAAATTCTACACATTTAATTCCACCCAATGATTTCTTTAGCATATCAAATACGCCACCACCTACACCAGTTCCATCAACCACTAGGGTATCTATATCTCTCTGTAGTACCCATGATACTACCTTGTCATGTAATTGGTTGGTATCTAATCCACCCCATTTCGCTACATCAGTCACCACATTACCCTTTCGAGCAACAATCGCTGAGTTATCTGATCCGAATCGTGCGACATCAAGTGCTGCTATCGTTGGTACATCTAACGTCAATACTTTACGATTCATACAACTTGACACAGATTGCAAAGATATTAACATATCATCCGCCGTGCCGATATATCCACCTAACCATATATGTTCGTATTTTAGTGGGTATAGTCGCTTATCCTCGTCAATTTCGTTTTGTATTGTGTCTGTTAGATATGGATTATCGTAGTAGTTCACCTCTTCAATTAGGGTATTTTTAGGTAAATGACCTGATTGGAACATACTCGATATAGGATCGGACGGTAAGAATGGATTCCATGTGAACCACAACTCACTGCCTGCTTTACGAATGGTTGGTACAAGAATATCAATCGATTCCCTTGAAATAGTCTGGCATTCCTCTATCCAACAAATGTCCACACCTTCCATACTCTTTATCTGAGTTGGATTATTCTTAAGTCCTGCAAATGTGAATCTTGATCCAGTTTTCTTGTGTGTAATCTCATCTCTTGTGAAGTCGTAATCATTCGTTAATTTGAGTCGATCAATCGTATCAAGTATCAACCGATATGAGGACTCTCGTATAGACTTCTGTATTTCACGAGCACATAGGATACGCATATTGTCGTAAGTGCCTGCATAATATAGCAATGCCTCTACAACCGCCCAAGACTTACCACTAGAACGACCACCATATAATGCTTTATATCGTGCTCGTTTGTATAAGATCTTGAACTTGGGTGAGGCCGGTCTAATGACCAAATTACTCACGATCCCCAAAGCTCACTTCAATTTTATTATGAACCTCACCAGAGTGCTCAACTTTTGACTCAATTTGTTTAGTCGCTGATAAGTGATGAAATACGCCCAATTTCCACTGAATTACCTTAATATAGTTAGGATCTGCTTCTAATTTATTAAGCTCATATTGCAATTGTTCTTGCTTTCCCTGCTTATATGCCATCTTAAAACTCGGGTTATTTATTTGCCATGTAGACAATGTAGAAGTGGTAGTATTTAAATTATTTGCCCATATAACAGGCAACTTTCCTTCTTTACCCCATTCAATAACTTTCTTACAATAAGATGGTTTGTATGTGGTTGGTCTTCCTTGTTTAGCCATTTAATAATCTCCTCTTTAGAGTGTATACCAGTCAACTGACTGTACAATATAATGCGATTATTGATTAGTACGCTTGGCTAGTACACACCCACCTTTCTTTGTAATCATTCTCATATACTCAAGTGCATCAGATCTATCAGCAATATCAAGTTTATTACGAATGTTCGAAATAACTCTATCGACTTTAGACCTCCCAAACTTGGTCTTGGCTTGTAACTTATTCTTACTCTTCAAGTTAATATATTGAATGAACAAACTAGAATCTTCTTCATTTAAATCTAAATCTTCTAATTCTTCGATCCAATTTACATTTGGTAGATTTACGATCATCCTAATCCTCTCCTCTATCTTACTGAGGTGGAAGAATATTGTAGACTGAGTAATATTATAATGATCTGCTAAAGACTCTTGTGTGTCTCCTTTGATGTAATAACGATAATATAACTCTCTATCATACTCATCCAGGTTATCCTCTACCAATTTTCTCATGGTATGTAATTCATCTGAACGATCTAATGGATCTTCCCAGAATGTGTCCAAACACATAGCATCCGTAATCTGTTCAATTATCTTTGGATCTGTTGCAGTTTCTAGCCAGTGACTGTGATCTTCATTCATATATATAATCCCCTTTTAATTCGTCTATGATAATTTTCAATCGTTTTAATGTTCTTTTACGATAAAACGCATACAACGATGAGTTCATACCCATAATCTCATATTGTTCTTTATTCTTTAAATCTGATGTGAGTAAGTCATATATTCGTTTATCATCAGGTTTAAGCCTTTTGGATGCTTCCCTAAGTAAGTATATATCTGAACCATATATATCATCCACAGCAGGCTCTATGCCATATACACCATCCATATGTATAAGGTTTTCATCATCAGTCCATACTATTTTAATTTTATTCATTTTTACTTTACTGTATTTAGCACTAGATGGCAATCTTACTACGGTTGAGTTGGTATGATATTTATTTGTTAATGAACCTGCCCATGAATATACACAGAGGCTGAAATTAATAATACCATCCCAATTATGGAGTGCTTTATCTACGGCTATCATTCCTTCCCCTCTTACTTCTTCCACAGGTACTCCGAATTGCATCATTCGTTTCATTGCAATTCGTCCTGTGGCTCTCCATAGAATATCTGAACATCTTCCATCATCATCTTGAATGCATCGTAATGCTTCGGCATTGATATCGTCCTGTGATAGAGTTATCATTTTCATTTTGATCTGATTACTTTTACCCGTGTCCATTTTCATTTGTTATACCTAATTCCTTGATTATTTCTTCCATCGCTATATTATCTAAATACATTCTAGTGAACTCCCATGCTTTAGATTCATTAGTTGACTTAAATATAAGCTCAGTTGTACTAATGCTGTTGCGAGTATTAGTATAAAACAAATTACCTTCTTTACTATCCCAGTAAACATGATCAAGTCTATAAGATTGTGATCTTCCCAATCCACCTGGAATGTATTCTTCGAAATTGTGAAATGTTACTATTTGATGCATTGTGGTGCTCCTTAATTGAATTACTTCTACATATTGTTTATAACATGAGTTGGCAAATAATCACTTTTTTTTAAAAATAATGAAAATAAAAATATGGGCTAAACTAAAGAATCTAAAAACCGTCAATGCGGACTGATGCGGACACACTCAAAAAACACAAGCAAAATCCCCATTTTGGTGTCCATTCGGCAAAGTGACCTCTAGATTGGTGTTTAGCTATTTGAGTTATTATGGAAAAACGCCACTTTTCTCCTACATTTTTGTAGGAGCGTGCCCTGTTTGATAATGAAACATCCTTAGCGTTTTTTATATGTTTTTCCCACTCATTTTCAATTTACCCAGGTTGTCCGCATTGGATTCCACTTTGGTTCAATATATTTTTTTACTTTACTCTTTCAATGCAATAAAAAATTTGAAAATCACTTTGACTTAATATTCAACATGGACAACCTGGACAGAAGGATTTATTGCCCCATTCTTCTCAGAAACGCAATATATTTACCCAGGTCTCAATGCGGACTGACCTGGGTAATATGGGCAGATCAGAAATACGCTTTAGTTATTTTAGTTTACCCATATTTTTATTTGTATAAAACAGACATATAAAAATACAATTAAATGCAAATTAAATTAATTTACCACAATTAATTGTAATTTTACGATTGTCGTTTTTTAGCTTCTTTTTTGCAAAAAAATAATGTATGAAACTATATATAATATTATTATATCTATTGCACCAAAGTATTCTAATTGTTTATTAAAAAAAGTTAATTTAATTGTTGTTTTGCTTCATTTATTAATATAAACTATGGGAGAGTGCTGACTTAAGGGTCAGCAAAAACAGATTAAATAATCAAAGGACTTAGTATGAAAACGACACGACCTATAACAATTGAGGGGCCATCAAGTCCATCGTTGTTACTGAACTACACTTGGGGATTTGTTAAACATCCCACATTATACACACCAAAAACAAACACATCAGTTGCTATTCAAGGCACTAAAAAACTCACATCGACTTTCTTTGCTACCCTAGAAGAAGTGGTTTCTGAATCATTTCCTAGTGTTAATAAATGGACATTACCCCGTTTAAATGAGTTGATGGGTATACTCACAAATGTTAAGGGTGTAGGACCTAAGAGATTGAATTTGTATAATATCGTTCTGATGGGTGTACCATTGCCCTTATATAAGTTGGTGGATGCGCATATTAAGTCATTGCTATTCATTCAAGATGATAGTATATCTAATTATGAGGTTAATAGATACGGATTAAATTCGAAAAGTGTTTACCAACCTAGTAATATAGTGAATCAAATTATTAGAATCTTACCCGATATTGTAGCTAAAGATTACAATATACCAATCACGGATCACGATAGAAATATGTTTATCCCAGAATCAATTGCCGATCGATGTGAAATGACATCTATCACAAACGGTGAATTAGTAGGATATAAGCCATTTATACAATTAGAAACAAAATTATATGATTTAGCAAAACAACGGATGAATGGTTGGGATGTGAATATAACCAATACATCTAAGTACAATGATATTGTGTATATGATGGATGATAGTCAAATTAAATTCATTAAAGCTGTATTTGATGAAGGAACCCGTGTTATTGCTTTAAACGCTCCTCCTGGTTATGGTAAGAGTGAGATTATTGCGAAGATACATTCAGTTGCGGTTGATAATAACTTAACTTGTGCAATATCAGCGCCTACTAATAAAGCGTGTATTAATCTAAATAAGAGAATTGAAAACTATGAATATTTAGGTTGGGATTTTGTTCGTACCCATATGGCTTATGCAGGTAGAATGTTAGCAAATGGTATGACAAAGAAATATAATACCAATACTGATATATTGATTATTGACGAATCATCAATGATTAGTACACAACATTTGGAGTTGATACATACATTGGTTAGCATTGGTAAAATATCAAAACTTGTATTTGTTGGTGATATTGATCAATTACCACCAATCCAAGTAGGATTCCCATTCATGGACATAATAAAGAATAACATAGCCGATCATTATTCACTGTCCACATACTATAGATCAACTTGTGATGATATAGAGGATTTTCTATCAAGAATTAGAACCACTAAAAATGGTGAATTTGTTAATGTTATCCCAAGTGATAATATTCACCCTGTAAAATGTAATAAGGTTCATTTTTTCAATACTACCGTGCCTTCCATGTGGAGAAGTATTATGAATAGAAAATGGAATGTATTGGAAGAAATAGCGATGATTTCACCAACCAATCATATTTCTCGTATAATCAATTACGAAGCTATTAAATCTATTGCACCACTCAATGTAGTTAAAGAGATGTGTAGAGCTGACAAAGTATATGATATGAATACATTTGTAAAACTACCTATTATGTGGATAGGTGCTAAAGTCAAGGCAACAAAGAATATGGCAGACTTGCATATATTTAATAATATGTATGGGGTTGTGACTAAGGTAACCGACTCTACGATTAGCATTAAATCGGAAGATGGTGTAGATAATACGATAAATAAGAATGTATTTAATGTGGCATTTGAACCTGCATTCTGTTCAACAATACATTCATATCAAGGTTCACAAGCGAAGCGCATTGTGTACATATTGGATTCATCATCACAAAATGGTGATTTTTATTCTAGAAATTTGCTATATACTGGTATGTCAAGAACCCAAAAGGAGTTGTATATATATGATATATCACATAATAAAGATATTTTTAAAAAAAGTGGGCTAGATCTCATTGTAAGAGATATAAACTACCGAGTGACACACTTGAATACAATGACATGGGACACTCATGTTAAATAGTGCTAATAGCACAAGGAATAAAATAATGAATATATTACTTAATCATATTAAGGATAATAACATCACATTTGGTAAAGGCCCAACAAAGAAGGGAATTTCGAAATGGAGAATAGCAACTGAGGAAGTATCAGAAAATGTTATTAGAACCCTACTACATACTATCGAATCTGATTTCAATGTTATAGATAAAACTATTAGTGATATTAAAAAAACATCACAACCCATAGTATCGAATATTAATCCAATGTCATTCAGTGGAGAATCTTCATTTAAATTAGTGTTGAGGAATCTTATTTACACACAATGGGGTGAGTTTGATTCCAAGATGACAAATTCAATATATTGGTATCAATCAACTGGTGAGATGCATCCAAAGTTTTTCATCAAGGTATCGAATGAAACAAATGAATATAGAATGATTCCAGATGTATCAAATGTATCTACTCTTGCGGCAACTCTATCATCATTTAAAGATGAACAAGGAAATAGTTATAGTAGTAAGTTAGAGAAGTTCTGGGAGCAATTACATATAAAAACGGCTAACCATATCAAAGATAAATATATAGTTGAGTCAAACTCTAGAATGGCTAATATGGGTAAATTACAAGTTTATATATCAAATTATATTAGCAAGAACTATCCAATTGTAGCACTTAATAACACAACGGATTTTATTGTATGGTATTCACTCAGTGCAGAGAATAGACGAGTATATACAGATGTTGAAGTACGATCATCTAAACCAGGTCAGAAATATCCAGATGTATATACTTATATGACAGTAGCTTTGTCAAAATTAACCAGTAGAACTGAAAAGCGATTGGATGCGTTACCAATTCCATTTAGTGACGATAAGACCACACCATGCTTGAAATATTTAAATGTGAATGAATTATTAGAATATAATAAAACACCAACATGGGATTTCTTTTTGAGTAGATTCACCAATGATGAACAGGATATATTGATGGCTTATATATGGGGTATATTTGATCCACATAATACATCACGGCAATGCATGTACATTTACGATCAAGGATTTACTGGTAAGAGTGTACTTCAATCTGCGTTAGCTTCCGTACTTGGTACTGAATTGATTGGAGTGGCACAAAAGGATTCACTCAATAATCAATTTGGTTTCTCTAAAGTTTGGGATAAGCGATTGATTATGGTTCCAGATAATAAGAATAAACATATCATCCATTCAGAGAAAGTTCATATGCTTTTAGGTGGTGATTATGTGGATGTTGAATATAAAGGTAAGGATTCTTTTGCGGCTAAAACAGACGCTAAACTTATCATAAGTGGGAATGTACTACCAAATATTGACCCACATGCGGTACATGAACGAACTAGAATTATTATTATTAAACCGAAATTAACAACAGAAATACTTAAACAGATCACTGCTAAAAATGAAGATGGTTCAATGAAATTGGATCCACAAGGTAA